ATATTGCACTCTTCACTAGAGGATCATCAAGAGCAATGTTTGAGAATGTTTATGCCTTGTGCAACAACTACTCTCAGAACACATCCTTTTCTTTAGGAACTGTGGTCAATTCTATTTTTGCAGATGCTGATATTGATGCAAGTAATTCTTTTAGAAAGTATGCTCTTAGTGGCCTTATTCAGAACACATACCTTACTGGCATTGGATCTTCCGAACCACCGAAGTATAATATTTATTTTGAAGAGTTTGGAAGCATAATGAGAGAAGTGGCAGAGTTTAGTTTTAGATATGATAAAGCATTCCCAGCCCTGACTGCAAAAGTTTCTCCAACATTTAATAGCATAAAAGGGTTTGTTATCTCTGGCTTTAGGGCAGGTTCATACGGGGCAGAGTTCCTAGTATTTAATGCAACAGATACTGCTCTTAACTTAGATGAGACTAGCGGAAACTATCTAAGAATACAAGGAATTACTTTTACTCAGCAGTCAAACAATACCTTGACGGTTGATCAATACTTTAGCAAGAACAGTCTTATGTCGGACCCAAAGTTTGTGGCAGATAAACTAATTTCAAATCCTTTTAAGTTTAAACTAGACTATGAAGATATAAAATTTAGCAGGATGCAGCATGGTAAAAAAGATTTCTCTTTAGATGCTGCATATATTCAATCACAAGACGAGGCATCAGAACTGATGAAATGGATTGTTACAAAAATCTCAAAACCAAGAAAGTCTTTGGGAGTTAAGATATTTTCTATTCCAACAATTCAACTTGGAGATATAGTAACACTAGACTATAAAGAAAATGGAATAGACATTGCAGCAAATTCATCTAACAGATTTGTTGTCTACAATATTGATTTTTCAAGAAGTTCTAGTGGTCCAGAAATGCAATTATATTTGAGTGAGGTGATCTAATGGCAGACACAAACATGCCAGCAACAGCAGCAATTCCAAAACCAGCCAAGACAAGCACATCTAGTTCTGTAAAAATTGCAACCCCTGATTTACTTATATTTGGCGAGCAGGTTGTTTCTATTGAAATAATGACAGACCTTATCTTTGAAGATATAGGTGGGTTTGAACTTGCAACAATATCAAGACACGATTTGGTCAATGGTCAGACAGTCATATATGAACCAATCAAAAATTTAACAGATCTTTACCTACAATATAACCCAAACAACGTTTTAAGGCTTCAGTCTGCCGATTCATTCTTTAGTTCTTTGGCTATAACGCTTGCTAACTATCTTCCAAAATATGGCAACGGGTATGACTTGATCGGAACTAATCCAGACTTAACAAAAAGAGTAAAGGTCTACAATGGAAAGTCTATATACATCGACCCAATAAGTGGAGACCTTGTGATTAATTTAGTAAACGTAAAGGAAAATGAGCAGGTAGAGGTTGAAATATTAACTGCTGGAGGGACTTATGATGATACAATATACTAGGGGAGAAATTAATGATAACTAATTCAGGTAAAAACATCTTGGCAAAGTACCTTGTTGGGCAGACCACATCCTATGCATCTCACATTGCCATAGGCTGCGGAACAAAGCCAGTTGTCTCTGATCATACATTTAGTCCTGCCGAGTTACTAGCAATGAAAAATAAAGAGTCTTTAGAATTTGAAATGATTCGTATGCCTATTATTTCTAGAGGCTTTGTTGATGAGGACGGGCAGTCAAAGGTTGTTTTGACCGCAGAACTTCCAACCCAAGAAAGATATGAGATTACTGAGGTAGGCATATTTTCTGCAGCATCAAATCCATCAGCAGGAGCATTTGATAGTCGGGTAGTTTATTCTTTTTCAGATACAGATAATTGGAGATATAGTATTGATGGGGAATCTCCTGTTAATATTGTACCAAAGTATGAGCCACTGGATGGAGATTCTGCAAATGGAATTATAAATGTAGTTGATACTAACCAGCAACCACTCAAGGTTTTTGCAACAAATGCAGATAATAGAATCTTTACAGACGAAGACAGAGTTGGTTTAAATGAAAGATGTAGATTTTTAAATAACATTATTGCAATGAGAGGCGATACATCAGAGATTGGATATAATATACAGGGAAGCATGGTTGGCCAAACTGGGTCAGACAGTATTGTTTTAGATCCAACAACTATTGATTTTACCAAAAATAGTCCGTTAGACGAACTTAAACTTGCATTTTCTGTTGTTAATAAAACTCCTGGAACACAACAGGTTCCTGCAATTGTTCCCGATAATGTTAAAATACTATTACAGTTTTCTCATAACCTAGCAAATCAAGGCGTTCAATATGCAAAATTTGCAGTAGACATTGATAACACAGGATACGCAAATGGAACATCTCAAGACAAGCATGATTTTGCAAATAATAGATATGTGGTAATAAGTAAAACTTTTCAGGAATTAGACAAAAGTTTAAGATTTAATTGGGCAGAAGTTACAACGGCAAGAATTTTTGTTACTGTTACTAAAAATAATTTGCCTTCTGACTCTTTTTATGTTTGTCTAGATGCTCTAAGAGTTGAAAATAATACAGCAACAAATTCTTTGTACGGACTAACTGGCTACTCTGTAATTAAAAATGTACAGGCTAGGCCAATCATAAAATCAGCAAACACCACAAACTACATAGAGTTTAGATTTGCATTGGACGTTTAGTTATGGCAATTACACCAGATCCTGGAATTAAAAATGTTGTTATTAAAAAACAGTCACTAGGAAAGGTGACAGGAAATAACAAAACTGTTTTAAGGTTTAGAATAGTCGCAGAGGACAAGAACAGAAAGTCTGCTTATTCTCCAATATTTTTTACTGAATCAGAAGAGGTTGAGGCTGGTACTGGAGATTTAAGACAGTTGGGAAATACCCTATTTCTTAGTTGGGACCCTGGAAATCTTTCTACACAGATACTTTATGATGTTTTTGTTGGCTTTGACTCTTCTGGGCCAACCTATAGAGCAACAACTGGATCTACCAACTATTCATTTTTAAAAACTGGAACAACTTCAGTTAGGGCTGTTGTCCAAGTATCTTCAATAAATCCAACATTAAATTCAGCATTAACTATTTATGATTCTGGAACTGAGAGTCTGGTATAATTATATTATGGCAATTTTACCCGTACCAGAACGAGGACAGCCCTTAGACGTAACCTACATCTATCAGATTGTTAAGGCTGTTAATGATTTATCGACTCAGGCTTCTACATCTGTTAATAAGTATGTTACAGTTGATACGCCAAATGCAGGTAAGCAGAGCGTTAAGACTTCAGAGGCAAGAGTTATTGGTGGCTATGTTAGAGTTACAAATGGTGAAAGCCAGACTGCTGGATCATCTCGTACATTTTCTTACTCTTTTCCAACCGAGTTTAAGTTTGTTCCAATTGTAACAGCAACGCCTGTAAGTATTGGAAATTCTTCTGACGCTGGAAAAGATGTCGTAGTTACTCTTTCTAGCGTAACAACTTCAAGCATAGAAGGATCAGTCAAGTTTAATCTTGGCGGAATAACAAGTGTTGGCATTAACCTTATTGCAATAGGTATACCTAACTGATGATTTTTTGCAAAAAATGTAAAGGTAGAATGTTTATAGACAGACAGTATACCGAGATAAATAATTTAGAAATGTACTGCATGTCGTGTGGAGCACGAGCATTCTTTCATCCACCAAGCAATTCTCAGGAGGGCCGATGGCTATTAAAAAGGGAACAATTGAGAGCGAAGGCTACAATGTCCTCCCTGTAATTCAAGGGAATAAAAAAGTCTGGTTTTTAAACGGGGACCTAGTAAGAGTACATCATCTTAACAAGTCTAATGGTATTATGTCTGTTTATAATATTACAAAAGATCAGATTGAAAGTTGTTTAATTAGTGATTTTAAAAATAAAAGAGAGAGAGCATATACTGTAGGGCAGACTGCTGATTTAGTTAATCGTCATAAAAAATATATGCCGTCATTAATGAAACGAGGAGTCATTCCGTTTCCTACGGGATCTCAAAAAGGTGGAGCAAGAGGATTTCAGGTAAGATCATATTACTCAGAATCGCAAGTAAGAGAGATACGTGATATACTTGCTTCATACCATATTGGCAGACCAAGAAAAGATAAGTTAATTACTAATGATATTACGCCCAGCAAGCAAGAGTTGACACGCAGAATGGGCGATGGTATACTTACTTATAGAAGAACTGAAGATGGACGGTTTGTTCCAATTTGGAGCGAATCTATTTAACGAAGGGTATAAAATGGAAAACGATTCAACAAAGGTATCTGTAACACTTGGATA